GTCAGCCGAAAAAGAACCCCGGCCATTTTTGGATTTGGTTTTGGGGAGGAATTCGTGAGCGTTCACGACGCTACCGTTCTCGAATTAGAGCGGCTTCAGGCCACCGATTCACCTGAAGGCCAGGCCGCTTTAGAGCTCTCTCGGTGCATTGACCTTGGCAAATTCACGCCCTCGGCCGTCCCGGCGATGGTCAAGGAGCTGCGAGTGACGCTGTCCGCCCTGCGCGACACGGCCCCGAAGGCGAAGGACTCCATAGATGACCTCGCAGCCCGCCGCGGTGCTCGACAGTCCGCGTAGAGGAGCGCAGCAACCACGGATCTCCTGCCTGCCAGCGTTCAGCACCTCCGCTGGGACAGAGGCGATCGAGCTGTCTGCGATGGCGGGCCTTCACCTGGACGAGTGGCAGCAAGACGTGATCACCGGGTCCCTCGGTGAGCGCCCGGACGGCTTGTGGGCAGCTCGTGAGGTCGGCCTCGTGGTCGGACGGCAGAACGGGAAAGGCGCCATCCTCGAATGCCGAGAGCTGGCCGGGCTCTTCCTCTTCGGAGAGCGCCTGATCCTGCACACGGCGCACCAGTTCAAGACGGCGCATGAAGGTTTCCTCCGCATCCGCTCCCTGGTCGAGAGTTCCGACGACTTCACCCGCCGAGTAAAGCGGATTGTCGGTGGCAATCAGGGCGAGATGATCGAGCTGACCAATGGGCAGCGGCTCATGTTCATTGCCCGCAGCGTCAAGTCCGGCCGTGGCTTCTCGGCCGACACGGTGATCTTCGACGAGGCGATGCACCTGTCGAGCAAGACGGTGGCGGGTCTGCTGCCGACCCAGAGCGCCCGGCCGAACGCGCAGACGTGGTACGTGGGCAGCGCCGGGTTCCCGGAGTCTGATGTGCTGGCGCGTCTTCGGGCTCGCGGTGTCGCTGGTGAGGGGTCGCGGCTGGCCTACTCCGAGTGGTCCGTACCTGCCGGGACCGACCCCCTGGACCGGGACGGCTGGGCCTGTGCGAACCCCGGGCTCGGGATCCGGCTCACCGAGGAGTCGATCGAGGCGGAGCTGGTCCTGGACCCTGAGGACTTTGCTCGGGAACGCCTCGGGCTCTGGCACGACGAGGCGGTCGGCGGTGGCGTCTTCGGCGCTGGCGTCTGGGAGAGCCTGACAGACATGCGCTCCGGGATCACCGGAGAGCCCGTCTACGCCATCGACGTCACCCCGGACCGCTCGCGCGCCTCGATCGGGGTTGCCGGAGCACGGGCTGACGGCGCCGTCCACGTCGAGGTGATCGACAATGACCCGGACGTCGCGTGGATCGTGGACCGTTGCGTCCAGCTCGACGAAACCCATGGCGGCCGTGGGTTCGTCATCGACTCGGGCTCTCCGGCAGGCACTCTGGTCGGTCCGCTGACCGAGGCGGGCCTGCGGGTGATCCCGATGCGCGGCCGGGACTACTGGCAGGCGTGTGGCGGCTTCTACGACTCCGTCATGGCGGGCACGCTGCGCCACCAGGGCACCCATCAGCCCGAGCTGCTGACTGCCATCCTCGGCGCCCGGCAGCGACCGTTCGGCGACGCCTGGGCATGGGACCGCAAGCGGGTCGGTGTCGATCTCACGCCGCTGATCGCCGTCACGCTGGCGGTCTGGGGCCTCACCCAGACACTCGACATTGCGCCGAGTGTCCATTTCCTCTGAGGGGCACCGGATGCGCGTACGACTCGCGGCGCTGACCTTCGCGGCCGGGAGCATCTCCGTCGGCGTCGCACTGATGCTGCCCGCGGCTGGTCTCATCGTCCTCGGCATCGCGGTGGCCGCCGTCGCCCTGCTCTGGGATGACGAGGTGCCGAGGTGACCCGGCTCGCGTCCCGGTTCTCCGGTCGCACGATGCTCTCGGGCGACGAGCAGGGGCCTGGCTACGTCGGCGGGTACTACACCGGCGGGCAGATGCTCACCAGCACCTTCCCGAAGGGCCTCTCGGAGCCGATCCTGCCGGTCTTCCGGTCCTTCGCTGAGGCTGGCTACGGCGGAAACGCGGTCGTCTTTGGTGTGATCCTGGCCCGGATGAGCCTCTTCACTGAGGCCACGTTTAAGTTTCGGGACCTCGCGAGCAAGAAGCTCTACGGCACACCGGCGCTGGAGCCTCTCGAAAACCCCTGGCCTGGAGCAACTACTGGCGAGATGTTCGCCCGCATGGAGCAGGACGTCTCGCTCGCAGGCAACGCCTTTATCGTGCGCCGCTCCGTGGACCAGCTGGAGCGGTGGCGACCCGACCACGTCAACATCATCAGCAACGTGGTGGACGGCGTCCGCAAGGTCGTCGGCTACCTGCACTCGCCGGGCGGGATGATCGACGACTCCACCGAGTTCGTCGGCGTCGATGATGTCGCGCACTGGAGCCCGATCCCCGATCCGCTCGCGCACTGGCGGGGGATGTCGTGGCTGACGCCGGTCCTGCGGGAGATCAACTCCGACATTGCGATGACTCGGCACAAGCAAGCGTTCTTCGAGAACGCCGCGACGCCCAACCTCATGATCAAATACCAGGGCCGTCTCGCGCCGGGGAAGGCCGAGGAGATCCGGGCTCAGTTCGAGAGCAAGCACCAGGGTCCCGAGCATGCCTGGGGCACAGTCGTCATCGACGAAGGCGCCGACCTCACCGTCGTCGGCAAGGACTTCCAGGAGATGGACTTTACCAACGTCCAGGCGGCCGGAGAGAACCGGGTAGCCGTCGCAGGCGGGGTGCCCGGCATCATCGTCGGCCTCAAGGAAGGGCTGGCAGCCGCCACCTATTCCAACTACCAGCAGGCGATGCGCCGTTTCGCCGACCTGTGGGCACGCCCGCAGTGGCGCTCGGCGTGCGCCAGCCTCTCCAAGCTCGTGACCGTTCCTGACGGCTCGCAGCTCTGGTACGACACCTCCGACATCTCGGCTCTGCGAGAGGGCGAGCAGGCCCGCGCTGAGACGGTGCAGACGCTCTCCCTTGCCGCGCAGGCACTCATCACCAGCGGCTACGAGCCGCAGTCTGTGACGGACGCACTGACCTCGGGTGACCTCTCGCTGCTGAAGCACACCGGAGCCATCCCGACGGCCCTCTACCCGGACGGCAAACCCCCTGTGGCACAGCCGAAGGGACCGAAGGTGGCGCTGTGAGATGCGAGTTCTGTAAGTACGACGACAAGGACCGGCTACCTGGCTGGGCCGCACACCTGCTCCACCTCACCGAAAGGAACGCAACGATCATGGCCGACTTCGTCACCGCCGAGGCTGACGCCGAGAGCGAGATCACCACCCTTCTCACCGAGCTGGTCGCCGCCGTCTCGGGCGCGACCCACGTGGACCCCGCGGTGCAGGCCGCCGCCGACAAGCTCGAAGCGTTCCTGGCCGCCACGAAGGCCGCCGACCCGGATGCCTCCCCCGTCGCCGTGCCCCCGGCGGACGTGCCGCCGACCGTCTGACTCCGACACCCACCCCCATCGCTACGGATCAGTGAGGAATCTCCTGTGGACTTCACCAGAACCTTTCCCCTGGAGGACGTCTCGATCCGCAGCGGTGGGGACGGCCGGACCGTAGATGCCTACGCCGCGGTCTTCGACCAGCCGGTCAAGATCACCGACGGCGAGGGCACCTACAACGAGCGGATTGCGCCTACCGCGTTCGCCAAGACGCTGTCGGACAACGGGACTCGCTTCCAAGTCCTGTTCAACCACGGGATGACTGTCCACCGCACACCGAGCGAGCGGTTCTCTATGCCGCTCGGCGTGCCGCTGGAGGTCACGGCCGACCGGCGGGGCCTGTTCACCTCGACCCGCTACAACGCCACCCCGCTCGCTGACGAGGTGCTGGAGGGGATCAAGTCCGGCACCATCCGCGGCCAGTCCTTCTCTGGTGGCTTCCTCCGCTCCGACCCCCCCGCGCCCCGCGGCGGCTACCGGGCCAACCGCTCCGGCGAGCTGCAGACCGTGACGCGCCAGGAGGTCCGCATGCAGGAGTACGGGCCTACCCCTTTCCCCGCGTACCCCGAAGCTGGCATCGTCGGCGTGCGTGCGGCACAGGGGCTCCTGGGGCAGGACCAGCGCCTTCTCGATCTCATCTTGTCGGCCGATGACAGCGCCCTCGACCCGATCGTGCGGGCGCTGACCATCACCGACGCCGACGCCGACTCCGCACGGACCCTGCTCGCCGAGATCATCGCGGACGAGCCGGAGCCGCACGGCTGGCGGATGCAACACCTGCAGAACCTCGCCACCCGTCTCGGGCCGACGAGTGAGACCCCCACCCCTCCAGGGGCCGGGACCGACGGGCCGCCCAACGGGCACCCGGGTCGGCTACCCGCCAAGACCCTCATCTCGATGGGTCGAATCCTGAAGGGAAGCCCCCAATGACGCCCGACGAAATCCGCCTGGCCGCGATCCTGGCAGCTCAGGCGCCCATGCGCGCCTCGCTGCTGGAGATCGAGGCCCTGCCTGAGCCCACCGACGAGGACGCCACCCGCGCCGATGGCCTGATCAGCGAGTGGGACGTCCTGGAGACCGAGCGCGTTCCGCTCGCCGCCAAGATCACCGCCCGCTCTGCTGCGATCGAGGCCGTCCGCAACGCCGCCCCCGGCGTCGAGAACGGTTTCAGCGGCGGTGCCCCGGAAGTGATCGTCAAGCGGAACGTGTTCGAGAACCTCGACGGGATCTCCCGCGGGTTCATGCCCGGCGCCGACATGCGCGCCGCCGCTCTGACTGCGATCGAGGAAGCCGCCGACGAGGCGCAGGACTCGGCTCGCGAGCAGGCCACCCAGTTGGTGCAGCGTGACGGCCGGGCCGGTGGGATCGCCCGCCACATCCTGCTGACTGGCAGTCCCGCCTACCGCTCAGGCTTCCAGAAGTACCTGGAGCACCCAGAGACCTTCGGGTCGATGCTGGAGCGCGACGAGGCCGAGGCCATGCGCGCCGCGATGAGCACGGCGGGAGCCAACGGCGGTTACCTGATCCCGTTCCTTCTCGACCCGACCATCATCCTGACCAACGCGGGCAGCGCCAACCCGTTCCGTCAGATCAGCCGAGTGGAGACCGGGACCTCGAACCAGTGGCACGGGATCACCAGTGCAGGTGTCAACGCCGAGTGGAAGGCGGAAGGTGCCGCAGCGGCGGACGCCACGCCGACGTTCACTCAGCCTGCGATCACGGCGTTTCTGGCGGACGCCTACGTGCTCGGGTCCTACGAGGCGCTGGAGGACACGAACATTGCCACGCAGATTCCGATGCTGGTGGCAGATGCGAAGGACCGGCTGGAGGCGGCAGCGTTCGCCACCGGATCCGGCACCGGCCAGCCCTGGGGCGTCGTCGCCGCGGTGGCCGCCGTCGCAGGATCCAAAGTGATCAGCAGCACCCCCGGCGCCTTCACCACCGGCAACCGGGCCGACGTGGACGGCCTGCTGGTGGCCGTTCCGCCGCGCTACCGCAAGACGTCCTCCTGGATCGCGAACTACGCGATCTTCGACGTGATCCGCCGCATGGACATCTACGGTGGTGGCTCGTTCTGGGCCAACCTTGGTGGCAACCTGCCTGAGGTCCTGCTGGGCCGCAGCATCTACGAGGCCAGCGCGATGGACTCCACCCAGGTCGCCGGGAAGAATGTCCTTCTCGCAGGGGACTTCTCGCAGTACCTGATCTACGACCGCATTGGTGTGAGCCTGGAGTTCGTGCCCAACGTCTTCGACCCGACCACCGGGCGGCCGACGGGGCAGCGCGGCTGGTTCGCCACCTGGCGGGTCGGCGCCAACATCACCGACCCGACCGCGTTCCGGGTCCTCCAGCTCTGATCTCGAACCGTCGGGAGGCTCTGCCCCGCAGGGTCTCCCGACGGCGCACCACCACAGACGAGGAGAGCAGACGGTGGCCGACCTCGTTGCACTGCCCGACGTCAAGCTGGCCCTGAACATGAACGCGGCCGACACCACCCACGACGCCGAGCTGCAGGACTTCATCTCTGGCGTCACCGCCGTGGTCGAGTTCTACACCGGGCCGATCATCCCGGCGGACTTCGACGAGTACCACGACGGTGGCTCCTGGCAGCTCGTCCTACGAAACACGCCAGTCCTGTCCCTCGCGACGCTCACCGAGATGGTCCACGGCACCATCCTGCAGACGCTCTCAGCCGAACCGCAGGACGGGACCGCGCCGGTAGTCGACGGCTACGGCTACTCCCTGGAGACCTCCACTGGCATCGTCACCCGGCGACGCCTCGGCACCGCAGCACCTTTCGCTCGCGGTCGCCGCAACGTCCACGCCGTCTACACCGCTGGATTCGCCACCGTGCCCCCGAACGTCAAGAGAGCCGCGCTCGACCTCCTCGCGTTCAACTACGACCCGCAGCGCGGCCCCCGCAAGCAACTGGGACGGCCGATGGCAGGTGCCGAGGACGCACAGCCGACCATGGGCTTCTGGGTCCCGAACCGGGTAGTGGAACAGCTCGCCGGGAACCTCCGCATCCCCGGCATCGCCTGAGATGGTCGCCACTGCCGCCACCACCATCGGCTCGGCCATCGACTACTGGGTTGCGACCCTGACTGCCCTGTTCGCCGGTGATCCCACCACCCTGATCATCGACGGCCCGATGGGCGGCGCCAACATCGACCAGGGCAACGCCATCGTCTGCATCGGAGCCACCGAGCCTGACGACGGGGGAGACCTCAACACCGGCGCGACCGGGCAGCAGGCATGGCGGACGGTGGGCGGCACCAGCCGGGACGAGACCTTCGACCTCCTGTGCTTCGTCTACACCCAGGACGGCAGCGCGCTGAAGACAGCGAGGGACCGATGCCTCGCCACCCACGCTGTGATTGTCGCTGCGGTCCAGGCCGATCCCTCCAGCGGAGGCCTGGTCGCCACGTCCACCACCGTCTCAAACCACAACCTCCAGCAGGAGGCCAACAGCGACGGCTGGACCTGCCTTTTCACCTTCGGGATCGCCGTCCGCAACGTCATCCGATGAGAGGCCAGAGATGCGCGTACAGAACGTGAGCCCGCAGGGCGTCCCGGACGGGCTCTACGTGCCCGCCCTCGCCGCGCTCCTGCCCGCCGGGGCCATCTGGCCCGCCGGTGAGGTGATCGAGATCCCGGACGAGATCGCAGAGACCTTGCTCGGTGACGACTTCGCCGAGGCCGCACCGCCCGCCGGAACCTCCCCGCCCGTCTTCGCGCCCTCTGAAGGGACCCCCTCATGACAATCGGCAGCGCGCTCGGCGGACAGCTCACGATCGCCCGAGAGACGACCTGGGCAGTTCCGGCCACGGCCACCCGCGGGGTCGAGATCACCGACGAGACGATCGACTACAAGAAGAACACGAAGCAAGCTGACGGCATCCGCGCCGGTGGTCGTGTTAGCCGGGCCATCCGTCGAGTGCCGACGACCGTTGGTGCCGCGGGCGACGTGGACATGGCGGTTCCGTCCCGCGGGTTCGGGTTGTGGCTGGAGAGCGCGCTGGGTGGGACCACGCCGGTCACTCCCGGCTCTGCGACGACGCTGGGGGCACTGTCAGTCGTCGGTGCGGTGGTTGTGACCACCGGGGCTGCGGTGGCCCTCGGGGACGTCCTGACGATCGACTCCGCTGGAGCTACTCCCGAGGTCCGGGTGGTGCTCGCCACCCCCGGCCTCACTCCGACCGTGGCTGCGCTGACCTACGCCCACGCCAACGGTGCCACGGTCCTCGTCAACGGTGGCGCTGCGGCCTTCGTCCAGAAGCACACCTACGCCGACGGCGCGAGCCTGAAGAGCCTCACCGTCCAGAAGGGCGTCACCCAGCTTGGCGGCACGGTCGTGCCGTACACCTTCAACGGGTGCAAGGTTGCGACTCTGACCCTGTCGTGCAAGGCCGACGACCTCGTGACGGCGAAAGTGGCCGTCGACGCGCAGAATGCCACCACTGCAACAGCTCTCGCCACTGCCGCCTACACCGCGACGTCTGATGTCTTCAGCTTCATCAGCGGCTACCTCGCCGTCGATGGCGTCATCTGCGCTGAGGTCGTGGACTTCTCGCTGGTGATCGACAACAAGCTCAAGACGGCGCTCAACCACCTCTCCTCTGGTGGTCTGAAGGCCGAGCAGATTCAGGGCGACTTCGCGCCCATCTCGGGCTCCATGACGGTGGACTTCTACGACTCGGTCTTCGTGTCGAAGTTCTTCTCCGACGCCACAGCCAGCCTCGTGCTGTGCTTCTCCTCCGGGCTGTCCGAGGCCATCGCGATCACGCTTCCCTCGGTCAAGTACGACGACGCCAGCCCGAACCTCAAGGGCGGAGACACGGTGCAATACAGCGTGGACTACGTTGCGCTGGATCCTGGTACCGGCGTTCCCGCCCTCGGCATCAACCTCGTCAGCGCCGACTCGGCGGTCTGACATGCGACTGGAGTTCGAGGGCGTCGAGTACACCTGCGACACCGACGAGATCACGACCAAACAGGCCATCGTGATCCAGGGCTACACCGGGCTGACGCTGTTGCCCTGGATGGACGCCGTCAGCAAGATGGATGCCAAGGCGGTCACCGCGCTCGCCTGGCTCGCCCACTCCCAGAGCGGGAAGGGTGTCCCGATCGCCGACCTCGACATCCGGGTCATGGCGTTCGCCAGTGCCTACGGTGACGCGATCCAGGCCGCGAAGGCAGCTACCGCAGGTGATGCACAGGACCCTCCGCAGGCGGTCGAGGAGGCCGCCGAGGCAGCAGTCGTGCCCGTCAACGAGACATTGACGCCACCACTCTCCGAGCCCGCTACCTGACTCGCTTCGCTCTCCACTTCCACCTCCCGCCCCAGACCGTCGACACCATGCGGGTCTGGGACTTCGCCGTGCTCTGTGAGCAACTGGAGGCGATGAAGTGAGCGACGGCATCGAAGTCACCACCACTGGGTTCGCTGAGGCCAAGGCGGCCATTGCCGCGATGGTCGCTCGCGAGGACGCCGCCACCGCCCGAGCGATGAGCACCGCCAGTCAACGACTACGAGACATGGTCCGCGCCAACATGAATGGGCGCCCTGGACCGAACCGGATCACTGGCCGGACCCAACAGGCAGTCCATGCCGAGATCACCCGTCGCACGCCGGACGGCTACACCGCCACCGTCAGCGCGATCTCTGACGAGGTGAGCCCCTACATCGGAAAACTCGAAGCCGACTTCCCGTTCTTCGCCCCGGCAGCCGACGCTTTCGACCTCGGACCGATCGTCACGCCTGAGTGGGACGCCGAGTTCCACCTCTGAGACAGCAGGAACGGGGCCGAGCCACATGGTGAGTCGCGTTGCGTCGATGGAGCTGCGTCTCATCACTAGCGAGCTTGTCGCCAAGGCGCGCGAGACAGGAGAGGAGCTTGAGCACCTCTCTAGTCATGGCGCGAGCAGCATGGACAAGCTGTCGAACGTCGGTAAGGCTGCGTTCACCGGGCTGGCAACCGCGGGAGTCGCCGTCGGCGCGATGTCGCTGGAGATGGCCGACCAGTTCGAGAAGAGCCACGCGCGGCTCGAAGGTGCCATCGCTAACACCGGGGCCTCGTTCGAGGAGTTCCAGCCGCAGGTCGCCTCGGTCGAGTCCACCCTGGAAGGCTTCGGACACAGCAACTCCGAGGTGGAATCAGCGTTGGCGCCGCTTGTCGCCGCCACCCACAACACCGGGCAGGCGCTCGGGGAGATGACTCTGGCAGCGAACATCGCCGCCGGTCGCAACATCAGCCTTGCCGACGCCACCGCGATCTTGACCAAGGTCGCGACCGGGCACGTCGCGCTCCTCGGCAAGCTGGGCATCGCCACGAAGAACGCCGACGGCACCACCATCAGCCAGACCGAGGCGCTCAAGAAGCTGTCCGCCATGTACGGGGGCGACGCGGCCCGCACCGCTGAGACCTTCGCCGGAAAGACACTGGCCCTGAAGACGAAGCTAGAAGACGTCGCGAAGAACATCGGGCTGGCACTGATCCCCATACTGGAGAAGCTCGCCGGGATCGTGGAATCAGTCGTCAGCTGGTTCGAGAAGCACATCAATGTGGCTTATGCCCTCGCGGCGCTGATCGGCGGCGTCCTCACCGTCAGCATCGCCGCCTGGGTCGCCCAGCTCCTCGCCGGGGCGGCCGAGTCCGTTGTGTCCTTCGCTACCTGGGTCGCAGGCTTCCTCGGCGTTGGTGCGGCAGAGGAGGGTATGGCCGTCGCAGGCGAAGAGGCCGGGGCTGCAACGACTCTCGCTCTCGGCCCGATCGGGCTCGCTGTCGCCGCCATCGGGATCGCTGCCTATGAGCTGTACAACCACTGGCAGCAGGTCTGGGGGTTCATCAAGGCCATCGCTGAGGATGCGTACCACTTCATTGCCGATCACATTGTGCTGATCGTCGCCGTGATCGCCACGCCGCTCCTGCCGCTGCTGGAGCTGTACAAGCACTGGGACGAGGTCTGGGGCGACATCAAAGCGGCTGCAGGCGTCGCTTGGGACTTCCTACGAGACAAGGTCTTCGGTCCGATCGTCGGTGCCTTCACCACGATGGGCACCGAGATCAAGGCAGCATGGCACGCCACTGGGGAGTTCTTCTCCTCCATGTGGGACGGGATCAAGGACGCCTGGGCCACCGTAACGGGCTGGTTTAAGACCGCCTGGAAGAGTGAGCTGTCCTTCTGGGAAGGGCTGCCCGGCAGCCTGTTGCACACCTTCGACGGCATGTTCGACGGGATCACCAGCGCGTTCAAGAGCGCGATCAACTGGGTTATCGACGCCTGGAACGGCCTGTCTTTCACCATTCCCGCGATCAACACCCACATTCCCGGTGTTGGCAAGATCGGCGGCCAGACCATCAGCGTCCCGAAGATCCCGCACGTCGCCCTCGGCGGCCCTGTCGCCGCAGGCATGCTGCACCTCGTCGGCGAGCAAGGCCCGGAGCTGTTCGTGCCCAACGGGAACGGCACAATCATCCCGAACGACAAGCTAGGTGGGGGCGGGGCACCGTCGGGGCCGCTGGTTGGACAGATCATCATGAGCCAGCCCGCCACCACCGCTGCTGACATCGCCGACGAGCTGGCCTGGCGGGTCCGCGTCGGCGCCCTTGCGGCGGCCTGAGGTGGCTACCGGGGACACCATCGTCAGCCCGCTGCAGTTCGAGCTGATGGGCCTCCTGTTGGGTGACACCAGCCCGTACGGCGTCAACGGAGTGACGGGGCTCGACCTGCCGTCCATGCGGACCGCTGACGTCGGCCGGTCCGCCGACCATGGGGTGTGGCGCGGGGCCGACCTCTCCGACGGAAGAACCATCACCCTGGACCTCACCGTCTACGGTGCCACGTCAGCGGCCCTGGAGGCGGCGCTGGCTGCCCTGGCAGCCATCATGGTGCCCCGGCCTGCAGAGGTGCCGTTCGCCTTCATGCTGCCCGGGGAGGGCAAGCGGTTCTGCAGCGTTCGGCCGCGCCGTAAGGCGATGCCACTGACCACCGACCTGCAGTTCGGCGCACCCGACGTCGCCCTGGAGCTGTACGCCAGCGACCCCCGCCTCTATGACATCACCCGGCAGGCCGCCAGTGTGCAGCCGACCCTTGCCGCAGGCGGCTTCGTCACCGTCTGGACTTCGCCATTGACGCCGGTGGGCGGCTCGAACCCCGGAATGGTGCAGGTGCTCAACGCGGGCACCTTCGGGTCCCGACCCGTGATCACCTTTGCTGGGCCTGCTAGCGGCACACTCACCGTGCCCTCTGTGGTGAACGTGACGCAGGGGCTCACCCTGAGCTTCCCCACGTTGTCCCTCAACCCCGGGGACTCCCTGGTGGTGGACCTCGACACTCGCTCGGTCGTCCTCAATGGCATTGCATCGCGGCGGGGATCGGTCGGCCCTGGCTCAACGTGGTTCGAGCTGCCCCCCAACATCTCTCAGTCGCTCCAGTTCATCGGCACCGACCCATCGGGGACCGCCACTATGACCGTCACCTGGAGGAATGCATGGCTGTGAGAGCTGTCCCCACCCTGCTGAGTACCGCTGGTGTCGCCCACCCGTCGGAGAACATTCGCCTGGCCCTGGCTTCGCTCGTCCACGGCACTGGCTCCGGGGTGACTGCGGCCAGCGACCTCTCGGTGAACGCACAGGGGACGCCGAATATGACCGTGCAGGTCCAGCCAGGCGGCGCGTGGATCACGGGCACGTCAACGACCACTCAGGGCTCCTATCACCTCTACAACGACGCTGCGTTACCTGCCGTCGCTATCGCAGCGAGCAACCCCACCAACCCCCGCATCGATATTGTGGTGGCACGTATCCGGGACACCGCCGAGGACGGGTCGGGGTTCTCCGATGCATCGGTCGTCGTGGTGACGGGAACGCCTGCGGTGTCGCCGGTCGCGCCCGCCACTCCCGCCTCTTCCCTTCTCCTGGCGACGATCGCAGTCGGCGCCAACGTCACCACGATCACCAACGCGAATATCACAGACAAACGAGTGATGGCAGCGAGCACCGGATACGGCTCGTTCTACCCCATCACCACAGGGGCGTTGGGGACCGCGATCTCGCTGACTGTCGCGGCGGCGCTCCTTGCGTACTCACTCGCTGCCATCAACATCTTTGGCACTTTCACGGCCAGTGGTGGTGGCTCCCTATCCGCCAACATGCCTGGGGGGGTTGCGACTGCCCTCGGCAACGTCGTGATCAAGCTGACCGACGTGACGGCAGGAACCTCGGCCATTGTGCTTGCCACGTTCAGCCCTGGCACGTTCTCCATCACCGGACTCGTTGGGGGCCACGCCTACTCGATTACCGCGACCATCGTGCTCTGTCAGGTCTAGCCGGGTGGCCGCCTACCGCTTCCTTATGGTGGACATCGTCCACGGCGGGGTGATGACGGAGCTGCCTCTGCGCGGCGTCACTTTCACTCGTCCGCTGTCCGGCCCCGGCTCCTTCACCGGTGTTCTTGACCTAGGGGACCCGCGCCTGTCGGCCCTCGACCCCATCACCTGCACGGTCCCCGGCCGCACGGCGGTTTACGTCGACAGGGACGGCACGCTGGTCTGGTCCGGCATCCTGTGGCTGCGGACCTACGACAGCACGTCCCGGGCACTCACCCTGCAGGCCAGCGAGTTCGAGTCGTACTTCGCTCGCCGCCTGGTCACCGCCACCTACTCCCCAACGGCGGTCGACCAGTTCACTGTGGCGCAGGCGCTCATCACCACGGCCCAGGCTGTAGCGGGCGGCAGTGTCGGCGTCATTGTCCTCGCCACCACTTGCGGTGTGCCCATCAGCCACACGTGGAACGGTTACGAGCTGAAGACGGTTCAGACCGCGCTCAAGGACATTGGCACTGTCGCAGGTGGTTTCGACTGGTCCTTCGACCCTAGCTATGTGGCCGGGGTGCCCACCACGACGTTTAGCACCTTCTACCCGGCTAAGGGCACGCCGAACGCCACTAACGGTGTGCTGTTCGAGATGCCCGGCAATGTGGTCTCCTACACACTGCCCGAGGACGCCACCACCCTCGACGTCACGTCGTACTACAGCGGAAGTGGCACTGCAGCAGCACAACTGGAGACGTCCATCACGGACGCCCCACTGGTGGGCGTCTACCCGCTCCTGGAGTCCGTGACGTCCGACTCATCCATTCTGGACCTACCGACGCTGGTGAAGGCTGCCCAGGCAGAGAACGCAGCTGCGGCCTACCCCACCAGCCTGCTGACGCTGGTGGTGCGTGCCGACCAGGACCCCGTTCTTGGCGCCTACGGCACCGGCGACCAGATCCGGGTCCGCATCACCGACCCACGATGGCCCGCACCGGCCGCTGGTGGCGCAGGACTGGAGATGCTCGCGCGGATCACCAGCCTGTCGATCACAGCCCCCGACGGCGCTACCACTGAGGCCGTGACGATCACCGCCGACGTGAGCGTTGGTCTCCCCGGTGTGCCCTTCATGCTGCAGACCCAGGAGACCTGATGAGCGGTGAGACTGAGATCGCTCCGAGCGGTTGGACCACCGACACCCTCCATGCGACTGTCCAGCAGCGGTTTACGGACCTGCAGGCCCAGATGGACCGTCGCGCGAAGGAGGGCCATCGGACTATCACCGACATGCGGACGCTCTTGGACGAGCGCTACGCCACTCAGGTCAAGGCGGTTGACGCCGCTTTCGCTGCCCAGCAGCTCGCCACTCATGCCGCCTTGGCTGCCGCCGAGCGAGCCGTCGCCACTGCGCTGCTGTCCGCCGAGAAGGCCGTCGACAAGGCAGAGGCAGCGGCCAACAAGCGGTTTGAGGGCGTCAACGAGTTCCGTGGACAGCTCTCCGACCAAGCCAACACCTTCATGCCCCGCAGTGAGGCCGAGCAACGCATCAATGCGCTTGCTGAGAAGAGTGCTGCCGACACGGCCCGCAACGCTGCGGCCATCATCGAACTTGAACGCAGAGTCACTCCCCGCTTGGACCTCAGTCAAGGGCAAGAGCACGGCCGGGTCGAGGACCGCCTGCAGCAGAAGGCAAACCTTCAGCTCAGTCTTGCGGCGCTCACCTTCCTGGTGTTCGTCGTCTCAGTTGCCTTCGGCATCTACGCCATCAACCACAAGTGATCTCGACGGGAGCACCATGACCACCCGTGCCAGCGTCGTGGCCGTCGCCAACTCCTTCGTGGGCTACCTCGAAGGTGCGGGGAACGCCAACGAGTTCTCCACCTGGGATGGCCGCCCACCAGAGGCTTGGTGCTTTGACTTCTGCGATGCCGTGTTCCGGCTCGCGGGAGCCCCGCTGCCGAGCATGCAGACCGGGGTCCCGCAAGGCGCGGCGGCTGTCGGCGCTGGGTTTGCCTGGGCGCAGCAGCACGGCATCCTGCGCCCGTCGGTGCAGGCAGAACCGGGAGACCTGATCGGCTTCCAGTGGGACGGCACTGGCCTCAGTGGCAACCCAGCCAACATGCATGTGGAGGTCTGCACCGATCGGGTGGGCTCGGCGCTGTCGACCACCGGCGGGAACAGTGGCCCTTCCCCGGGTGGACGGGACGGCGTCCACTCCCACACCTGGACTGCGGGCGCCGGAACCATCATCGGCGCCATCGACACCAGCAAGATCGTCAGTCTCGCCGATGACCCCCCACCTCAGCCTGACCCCGTCCACCGGGCGCCGGGCGGCGACCCCAACCCCTGGCATCCGCACCGCCTCATTCGGGTCACCAATCACACCCAGGTCTGGCAGATGCGCCTGACCAACGGCACCCATCTGGTCAAGGCCCCGGTCCCGAGTCCGGTGGTCCTCGGCGCGCAGCTCGCCGCCGGGCAGACCCTCCAAGTCTTGATCGACAAACAGTCCAACCTCGGCCAGCTGGCCGCGATCCCCACCGTCCCCTGGAGCTGACATGACCACCCTGACCACCATCACCACCGATGCCCGTAAGTTCCTCGCCGCCGCTGCCGGGGCCGTTGCCGTCGCCATCTCCGACGGCCTCCTATCAGGCACCGCCGAGAAGTGGACCACCGGCCTCATCGCCGTTGCTACTGCAGCCGTCGTCTACCTCGTCCCGAACAGCGCCAGTCCTCCTGCGCCGATCGCATGACCGACAAGCGGTCGTGTGGTTCTCGGTGCCCTGATTGCATCCGCGTTCCTGGTGTCCGGACGATCCTGCGCCTGTGCTGGCCGTGCGCCTACGAGATCGCCCACCGGGCCGAGGAGGTCAACATCCGGGCCGGTGCCACCGTGCTCTCGGCCCTCGTGCGGCCGGTAGACGAGGAAGAAGGGGTGGGCGTCTGGCTCGGCGCCTTCGCTCGCCGTCCCTGGGTCCTTGATGATCTCCTCGACGGGATCGGTCATGCTGGCCGCCCGCCCCGTACGGCGCTGCCCAAGGGTCGGTTTGCCAAGATCAAGTCCCCGGGGCTCGGTAGCGGGAGAGATGCGGGAGGCGACAACCACGAGACCGGAGTGCGGGCGCGGCGCCGTCTCGGTCTCCCCGCAGACCTCATCCGCGCCGCCTGATCTATCCCGACCCGCACGACCCGCCCCTCGCCACCTGGCCTCAACCCCGGGTGTCGGGGGGCGCCTTTCGCCGTCCTGCTCGCGGTATCGTTCCCGGCCCGCTACGCCGCACGGGTGGACGTGACCACTAACGAACCTCACCGTTTCCTAAGGTTAGCTAGTGGTGGGGTACCTTCAGTGCATGAGCAGACCGGACCATGACAGCGAGTGCGCCCTGTACGTCCGGATCTCAGAGGACCCGAGGGACCTTCAGCGGGGCGTCACACGCCAGCTGGAGGACTGCCACGCCGAGGCGAAAAGGCGCGGCCTGAACATCACAGATGTGTTCCAGGACAACGACATCACGGCGTCCAAGAAGGACAACCGGCCCGGGTACGCCTCCCTCGTGGCGGCCGTCGGGCGTGGTGAAGTCCGGCACGTCGTGGTCTACATGCAGTCCCGGATATGGCGTAACCGGCGGGAGCGCGCCGAAGGTTTCGAGCTGTTCCAGGCGAAGGGTGTGGGGCTCGTCTGTGTCAAGGGCCTAGACATCGACTTCTCCGACGCGCAGGGCCGGATGATCGGCGGGATCATGGGGGAGGTCGACACCGCCGAGAGTGAAGTCAAGGGGGAGCGCATCGCACGCGAGGCGCGACAGCGGGCCGAGGAAGGGCGCGCCAACGGTCGCGTTGCGTTCGGGTGGCGCCGGGAGTACCTCTTCGACCAGGGCGGCCACCGCATCGGCTGGGATGACGTCGAGCACCCTGAGCAGGCGCCGATCGTGCGAGAGATCGTGGACCGGCTCCTTGCGGGCGAGGGTCAGTATTCGATCACACAAGACCTCACTGAGCGCGGGATCCCCAGCCCGCGCAACGGTGGGAGGTGGTACCAGTCGGTTACTCATCGGATCGCCATTCGCCCGGCAAACGTCGGGATCCGCACAGTGGGCGGGAAGGCGTTCTCAAAGGCGGCATGGCCCGCCCTCGTAGACCAGGACAAGCACACCCGCGTGGTGGCGTTGCTCTCCGACCCGGCACGACGGAAGACCCGCAAGCACGCTGGACGTCGAGCGCACATGCTGACCTTCGGCGTCGGAGAGTGCGGCCCCTGCGGCTCGGTCCTGCGGGTGAACGTCCGCGCAGACGGGCCGCTCTACACCTGCAACCACCACGGCTGTGTCGGGCGTCGTGAGGACTACGTGGACGCGCTCATCAACGCGGCCGTGGTCGACAAGCTGTCCCGGCCGGACGCCCGCGCACTCTTCCTCGTCGATGACACCGGGGCGCGAGCTGCCGCTGACGCAGCAGACGCGATCCGGGCGCGCCTTGCTGAGGCTGCCGATCTCTTTGAGATGGAAGAGATCACCGGCGCGCAGCTTTCGCGGATCACTGCCGGGCTGCGCCCGAAGCTGGCCGACGCCGAGAAGCGGGCACGCCCGCGCCAAATCAACATTGACCCGGCGCTGCTGGACGCCCTCGCAAACACCGAGCAGGCGGCGTCGACGTGGGCGGGCATGCTGGTCGAGGAGAAGCACAATTTCCTGGACGGCGTCGGGATGCGCGTGCGGATCCTGCCCGTCACGCGGCGCGGTCCCGGCTTCGACCCGGATTCGGTTGACGTCGACTGGCCGACCGCTGGATCAGCGCACGCCCGAGCCTGAGTTGTTCCTCGGTGAACGGCGGCCAGGAATCGGCGATCTCCTTTGCCCGTTCCTTGATCGTCTTCACCTCGCCCTCCTCAGGTCGATGACGCCGGGCAGCTCGGGTGGATCGGTCGGGTCGTCGTCGCCGTACTCGTAGAGCACGTCGTCGTCGGTGGCTTCCTCGCCCGGCCCGTCGTCCGGCTCGTCCATCCACTCCCGGCCGTCAGCCGGTCCGTGCGGGCCTTGCAGGGCGTCGCCGATGTCCCGAGGCCCGTCCGCGCAGAAACAGGCGCAGCGTTGCCCTGAGGGGTCCGGGTGTCCGTGCTCCGCGGCCCATCGGAGGTCATCGACGCCCGCCCACGGGTGCCACTGGCACGGCTCGTGGTGGCAGCTGGAGATGCACTCCTCGCAGCGGGCGTAGTGGACGAGCCAGCGGCCCTCCCGCAGCGCTGCCGACACCTCGGCGAGGTCGAGCGGATCGAAGCTCACAGCAACGCCTGCGGTCCCATGGTCGTCTCCTAGAAGGGGGGATGGTCGGGGTTGTAGACGGGGCCTGCTGGCTTCTCGGGGAGTCGCTCGCCCACCCGGGCGGGGAAACAGCGGTGCTCGGCGACCACGGGCCGCTTCCGGTCCAACGGGTTGTCCTGCAGGATGAACAGGTCCCGCCGGTTGACCCGCCACCGGCTGCCGGTGCTGCGCCAGACCTCGTAGGTGGCACCCCCCACCATCAGCTCGGCCAGCTCGGCGAGCCCGTCGAGCTGCACGGGATCAAGGAGCGTGCGCCAGCAGTCCACGAGGGCCTCCAGGACCCGGGCTCGGCAGCGTGGGCAGATGGAGCGCCGGGCTAGGTCCGTGAGAGTGGCGTTCTTGTCGACCCACAGCGGGATGCTCATGGCCGGTCCGGGATCGGGGGCAGCGGGACGTCTGTGACGAGGACGAGCTGCCCGCGTGCCTCCTCGGCGTGCATCGCGCGCAGGCCAGCCGTCTCCCGCTCCCAGCTGGTCCGGTCCCTGGCGCGGGCGTTGCGGGCATCCAGGCGGCAGCTGCGCGAGCAGTAGAGCGTCAATGGGTGGGTGGGCAGGTAGGTCCGGCCGCACTGGTGACACGTGCTGGGCCTCAGCGGTTCTGCCATGGCTCCACCTCCGTCTGATCGGCGATGACGAGGTGCAGGCCGTCGTAGTGGCGCACGCCGTTCGCGCCCTTCGTGCTGACGACACCGAACCGGCTGCGGAGCGACATCGTCAGCGCCTTCGCCGAGACCGGCTGTTCGCCCGCCTCGCTGCACCATTTCTCGTAGGCCCCACGGACTCTCGCCACCGGCACCATGTACCCGGGCGTCTCCGGCGCGGTCATCAGGCACAGGTCTTCGGTGAAGCGGCCGACGCTGTCCTGGTCGTGCTCGTAGCCCGCGGTGGCGACCTTGACCGACGGCGGCTCACCGAGCCCGTCGCGGTAGCACTCCGCTGCCCCGGCGATGATCCAGGCCAGCACCTCAGGTCCGCAGTCGCGGGCAAAGGTCCCCTGCAGGTCGTCAACGATCTGGTCTTCCGGCACGATCCGGGAGAACGGGATCAGGCGCAGTCGACGCCAGAAGGCGTGTCCGCCGTTGCGGACGGCGGGCTGGTTGTTCCCCATCAGCCACAGGTGGTGGGTGGGGACGAAGCTGAAGTGGTCCTGGCGCATGAACCGGGCCGTCAGGGTGTCGCCGCCGGTGAGTTGCTTGACCCGCTGCTCGTCGAAGTGGTCGTCCTCGTTGACCTCGCTGCACAGCACGAAGCGGGCACCGGCGAGACGGGCGATCTCGGTCTCATGCTGTCCGAACCGCTGGCCCATGAGGAACCCTGCGGGTGCGGTGGTGGCGTAGTCGCCGAGAACGCCGCGCACTGCCTCCAGGAAGCTGCCCTTGCCCGCACCGCCCGGCCCCTGGGCAAAGGGGAGGATGTGGGCGCGGACCTGGCCGGTGGCGCTGTAGCCGACGAGGCGACGCACGTAGTCGATCAGCGTTTGGTCCCCGCCGAAGGTCTGGGTGAGGAAGGTTGCCCAGGCGCCATCCGTTATGTAATCCCCTGGCGCGCAGGCTGTCGCCCGGGTATGGAGCTGGTTGGGATCAGGCGGCGTGAGTAGGCCGGTGCGAAGGTCCACGACGCCAGCCGGGGTGTTCAGCGCCCAGGGATCAGCGTCGAGGTCGGACAGGCTCACGGCCATCCGGGGATCGGCTGCGGCGATGCCGACGACGGAGAGGATGCCCCGTCCGGACAGGCTGCGGATCTTGTGCGCCAGCTCGGGCTTGCTCTCCTCGGGCAGCACCCGCGCCAGCACCCGTGCGGCCTCGACGGCGGCGCCGTGGTTGGCGGCCTGCCAGACCCACCGGCGGTCATCCCACGCCAGCCACCGACCTCGCTCCGGGCAGTAGCGCAGGCGGTGGGAGTAGCTGGACACCAGGAGGTTCACGTTGGCGTCTTCACTCTCGCGGATCGTGCGAGGTACCGGCCGCAGCGCCAGCGCAGTGTTCCCGACGGTGGTGGGCGGGGCGGCAGGTGCGGAGTGGACCAGGCTCAGGGGCCGCGCTGGCAGCTCTGGGGGCGTGGTGGGGCGTTTGCCGTACCCCTCGGCGTAGAGCGCCTTGGCCGCCGCTGACTCGTTGCCCCCGTGGCGCAGGTGCGCGTAGACCCGGAACCGGCTCATCGCCTTCTCGGTGGGAAGCCCTGCACTGGTGGAGAACACGTACAGGTTGTCGGACTCGTTGCGCCCGGTGGTCGCCGAGATCCCAGGGTCGTCCTTGCCGGGGCGGCGCCAGTAGCTCACCGAGCCCAGGGTGCGGAGCATGATCCAGCCGGACGGGCCGAGGATCTCGGCCCAGGTGGTGCGGGCGTTGAAATCGTCGGCGACGCCGGGACCGTCGCTGTCACCCTTTGGCGTGGGGGAGGAGAACCGCTGCGGTGCAGCAGCAGGCGGGGGCTCGTCCAGCGCCGAGAGCAGGATGAGGATGGCCTCGGTGTCCTCGCCCGTCAGGACCGCGGCCGTTCCGGGACCACCCCGGATCCAGCCCCAGCCGGTGCCGCCGAGCGGGTGGAACCGTCCGGGTGTCGGCGGGACGACGGCCTGTCCGCCCTGTCCTCGGGTCTCGGCGATCACCTCGACTCCGTCGGCGCCGACGCGGGTGGCGAGCTTCTGGTTCCGCGGCGTCGCGCCCTCGGTGCGGATGTAGAGGTGCATCCCCCCACTGGGGGAGCGAGCCCAGGCACCCTGCATGACGCGGGTGAGCAGGGCGTCGAGCCCGTTGTCCTGCGCGATCGAGACGAGGCGCTGTGGCGCCCCGGCGGCGACGGCGCGGGCTTCCAGCTCCAGCATCATGCCCCCACCACTGGCGTCGCCCATCACGACGCCGACGCCGTAGCGCTCGTCGGAGAACCACTCCGAGACCTGCGCTCTGGTGGTCATCGTGCCTGTGCCGTAGTCTTTCCACGCGACGGCCGGTGACTTACTGCCGTCTGCCTTGATCGGCACCACGCACCAGCCAGCGTCATGCCAGGCGAGCGCGGGGGCGAGCAGTGCGGGCACGGCGGAGTCCTTCATGGTGCGCTAGTGCTGCAGGGGGAATGAACCAGAGAGGGCGACCCCGTGTCGGCTTCCCCTTCCGCACGGAGCCGCCCTCCCGGGTGGTCACTAGGCGGGCTGGGACGCCCCGGCCTGCAGCTGTGCCAGCAGGGCAGCTGATTGCTCCGGTGAGAGGTTGTCGAGGTTCACGGCAGGCGGCGTAGCTGCGGGGGGTGCCGTGACTGCCTGCGGCGCAGAGAAACCGCCCGCCGCCCGGAGCGTCTGGAACCGCTCGGCCCGAGCCACCGCGGCCGGGTCGCCGGTCTTCGACTCGAACTGGAAAGGCGGGCTCTGGCTCGGCTTCGCGATCCCCTTGACGATGATCCCAAGGAACGTCTTGCCGATGCCGCCCTTGAACGAGCCGACCAGGAAGCCCTGGAAGAACAGGCAGGCGTGCGACATCCCCGTCTCGATGTCGTCCACGTCGCAGTCGATCGCGTCCGTCTCCCCGAAGGTGGTGGCGATGCCGGTCCGGTACTCCAGCGGCTTGACGATCAGCAGGTGGCCGAGCAGCTCTTCGGCCTTCGGGCCTTGGGCGCGTGGTTCGTCGAAGGACATGGTGGTCTCCCTTGTGTGGCGGTGCGTTGGACGTGCGGGGGTATCTAGGCGCCAGGGCACCCGACGGAAAGGTCTGTGCTGCCGGGGGAATGCCACGGGCACCAGGCGCAGTGAGACTCGGTCATCGGGATCGCTGCCCACCGCTCCGAGTGGTTCTCGACGTCGAGGCCGGTCAGGGCGAGCAACAGGTCGTCCTTGCGCTTCAGCGCCGCGACGGCAAGCGCCTCGTCCCACGGCTCACACCACAGGTGCATGCCGGTGAGGAGCCCGCCGCGCGGGTAGTAGGCGATGGCGACCTCTTTGGGCGTGCGGCCCAGGCTGTTTCGCACGCCGAGCCCGTAGACGTGGACCTGCGTCCGGTAGCCGACCGACGGCCCGACGTTCTTGGCCGTCCGCATCGACGTCGCGCCGGGGAACTTAGCGTCGATCACCGCCTCGCGGTGCGTGTCGTACAGGTCCAACGTCCCGGAGTTGGCGGGGGGCTGGAACACCACCCGCTGCTCGACCAGGTAGCGGCCATTGTGTCGGGGATGGCCGAACACCTGCTCTAGCACCCCGTGCGCGCCGGTCCCGACGAGACTGGGCAGGGGGTCCGTGTCCGGGTTCGTCACCGGCCAGTCCAGCATTTTGCGGGCCAGCTTCGCTAGGCACGGCTCCCCGATCTCGCTGGGGCCGAGCGCCGTCTGCAGGCTGCGAGCGGTGTTCTTGCTGTGCCACAGGATCGCCTCCGCAAGCTCACGTCGCAAGTCAGCGCCAGGAGCAACCTCCGGCTCTGCGAACATCGGTGGGGCGGGGACGGTTCGTGGCTGCGGCGCAGGAGGAATGACGAGCTGTCCCGCGGCGATCAATGCCTCGGCGACGGCGCGAGCCTCGGGCGACATCACCGCGGCGGTCATCGCGGCACCCGCCGGAAGACCCGCGACGCCCTCGTGACCTCGAACGGGGCGAGGACCACTTCCGGGATGACTCGGCGCAGCGACTTGACGTCGACCGTGGTCCGCTCGACCCAGCGCCAGGTATAGACCACGGTGTCGTCGATCGTGGCGTCGGTGTGATCCCCCATGTGCGCCTGGATGACCTCGGCGACCTTCTCGATCCGGGCGTCGAGGTCGTCGCGCTGTGCCCGCAGCTCGTCCAGCTCTGAGATCCAGCCCGCCCACTCGTCGAAGGCGATCTCGGAGACCGGCATCCCTTGTGCGTCAGGCATTGCTCGCCTCTTGCTCGGCCAGCCAGCGCAACACCTCAGTGCGCCGGTACATGACTCGGCCAGCGAGCCGGAAGCCCACGGGGCCACGGCCGTGGCATCGCCACTGGGCCAACGTTCCGACGGGCCGTCGGTACAGCTCTGCGACTTCCTCCGGCGTCATCAGCTCGTGGTCCTTCTGCCGCTTCATGCGGCACGCGCCAGGGTGGGCCACTCGACCTTGAGTAGCGCTCGCCGGTGTCCTGCAGGCACTTCCACGGTCGGGTGCCCGAGGTGGTCGGCCCCGAGCGCGGCGAGCCACGCGGCGTCGGCCTCGTCATTCAGACCGTGGAAGCCGGGCAGCCGCCGGATCGCGGCGACGAGGACGTCCTCCTTGCTGGCGTTGCCCTTGCCGGTCGCGTACATCTTCAGCAGGCCTGGAGTGGCGACGGCGACGGGCACCCGCAGCAGGTGCATCTCGTAGGCGACCATCCACCACAGGCCAGCCCTGGCGTGCGCTCCGGACATCGCGCCCTGTGCGTAGGCGGGTCCCTCGATCACCACGAGATCGGCGCCGCGGACCAGGCCCGCGATCTCCTCGGCAATCCTGATCATGCGGGTGGTCTTGATCTCGACGCTGTCGCTGGTCCGGCCGGTGGACTTGACCAGTCGGGTGAGGAAGGTGGCCGAGGAGGCGATGCCGGTGGAGGTCAGCGACAGGTCCAGACCGATCGCGACCGGCAGTCCTGCGCGGGAGCTGTGCCCGCCCCCGACGGCCTGGGGGGAGACCGCCGGGAGCGAGGTGGTCGTCACCGTAGACCCCGCAGGCGATCGGTGACAAGGGTCCGGGTAGCGAGGGAGAGTCCGTCAAACCCGCTGTCGTGCCGCACCTCTCCGAGCACGGCCCGGGTCCCGGCGGCGTCCCGGGTCATCCGGTCCCGCTCTTCGGTCCTCGCCGTGATCGCGTCGGAGAGGACGTGCTGGCGGTCCAGCAGGGCGACCTCGGAGGCCAGTGCCAGCGCGTCGCGGGTCGCCTGCTCACTGGCGGTGCGCTGGTAGGGCGCGGCGGTCACAGCACACCGAGCAGGTGCAAGATCACGATGACCACGAGGGCCAGGACGGCAAGGCCGAGCACGCCCCGGACGTCGAGCATCAGGCCACCGCCGCTGCGGGCCGGGGCGGGACGCCGACGGTGTTGCGGGGAGTCACGCCGTGCCCGATCAGCGCCTCGACGGCAGCCGCGCTCACCCGCCGGTGACGGCCTGGCAGCCGGTAGCACTCAAGCAACCCCTGATCGCACCAGCGGCGCACCGTCTCGGTGGATACCCCCAGCTCGGACGCGGCCTCGCTTGTGGTGAGTTGCTGGGGAACCTGGGTCATGTCCACAGGTATGAGGGGGTTATCCCCACTTGTCAACGTATGTGCCCCGGCGTGTTGGTATTGACAAGAAACGAGGGGTGTTCCACTCTGCCCATACCGGCAGATGTCGTCTCCGCGGCGTCTGCACCGACAGGAAGGGGCCTCCCCCGTGTCCCGAGACGGCACGTCCGAAGGTCGCGCGCCACAGCGCTACATCGCGCTGCCAACGGCGACCTTCGGTCAACGCCTCCGGTGGCTGTTGACCGCGGAGCGGATCAGTTCTGCTAGTGCTGCACGGACTATCGGCGTGTCCGATCAGACCTGGCGCAACTGGGAGGACGACAAGGCGGTGCCTCGGGACCTCAAGGGGGTCTCTATCAAGATCACCGAGGCGTGGGGGTACGCTTTCGACCACGACATTGCGTGGATCGCCCTCGGCGACCTCCCCGAGATGCCGCACCGAGGTGAGCGCCACGAGATCGGCGACGACAGTCCGTCGGACCGGGCTGGAGATGCCCGTCTGCCGGACGTAGACACCAGTCCAGACGGACGGCCCGTGCCACCGGCCGTCCGTAGGGAGGCCCGCCGACGCGGCGGTCGTCCCTCAGGTGGAATGGGGGAGCACGAGTGGTCGCCACCCACCCCGAGTCGCCGTGCCCGCGCTGCGGCATCATCCTGAGTCGCGTTCTCAACATCACCAGCGGCATCACCGGCGATCGGATGGACAGCCCGCCCCCCACCGCGGGAGACGCTGGCATCTGCGGGGAATGCGGCTACGTCTTCATGTACGCCCCCGACGGGCAGGCCCGTCGGCCGGAGCCTGACGAGGTCGCCAAGCTCCTCACCGACCCCGACCTGATCCGTGGACTCGACCTCGTCGCACGCCTCCGCGACCCCGATGGTGAAAGTTCCGGGGGGGGGGGGGGGTAGGTGCCCAGGTTCGAGGACATGCGCCCCCAGGACTGGCCCCGCAGCAAGTCCAGGCGGTCCCGGCTGCACCGGGGCGAGAAGACGCCTGCGCGGTCCGTGGCGCCACCACCGTCCAACGTCGTCGTCCTGCCCCCAGACCCGCACCAGACCACGCTGGACCTCGTCCTGGAGTGCTCGCCGCACAGTCCTGAGGTTGACGCCGCAGTAGGCCGCTACGTCGAGTGGCTCGGCGCCGACGAAGACGACTCGGGCGAGCAGTGGGAAACCTACTGGCAGAGCCTCACTCCGACACAGCAGGCCGACGAGCTTGCGATGATGGATCGTCACGTTGCAGCGTCGGCCGACGAGGGCGAGCCGTGAGAACCTCCCACGTGCCGCCGGTGTCGTGCCCGTACGGGTGCGGGAAGCTCCTCGACGCGGTCAGTGATCCCACCGGCATCGCGGTCCCGAAGCCAGGGGACGGCGGCATCTGCGTCCGCTGCGGCGGCCTGCTGATCTTCGCCGACGACCTCACCCAGCGCCGCCCGACACCGGCTGAGGCAGAGGAACTTCTGGGCAGCGAGAACCTGCGCCGCCTGCTGGATGCGGTCGTCCTCCTGCCGGAGGCAGGCCCGTGAGCACCTCGGTGCCCTGGGATCCCGACTGGGTGTGCTGCCCGGGAGAGACGCTGCAGGAGTGGATGGACGACATGCACGTGTCGCCCAAGGTGCTCGCCGTCGCGGCCGGGCGGTGGGACGAGGCATCGGTGGCCGCCCTCCTCGCCGGAGACCTGCCGCTCACCCACGACATCGCGGCTCGGTTGGCCGCCGCCACGGGGATCACACCGCGAATATGGCTGCGGTTCGAGGCGCAGTATCGAGCCGGGCTCGCGGCCGGGAGGCACCACGAGGCGCACCCATGAGCGGGCGCAGGTGGGCCACCAGCGACCAGCACTTCGGCCACGCCGCCATCATACGGCACTGCAACCGGCCGTTCCGCGACGTCGAGGAGATGGGGGAGGTGCTGGTGGACAGGTGGAATCTCTGGGTCGGCCCGACCGACACCGTCTACATCGTGGGCGACCTGTCGCTGTCGCTGCCGATGGCCGAGCGGTACGCCCCCCGACTCGCGGGGCGCAAGCGGCTCGTCCCCGGCAACCACGACCTCTGCCACCCGTCCCGCGGCAAGATCGCCACGGCGGTCCGACGCTACGAGGCAGCAGGCATTGCCGTCCTCGCCCCGACGGTGGTCGTGCCGATCGGGGGCCAGCTCATGCGGCTCTGCCACTTCCCACCGGCCGGGGCCGACGTCCAGCGCCACGGCGACACCTACGCGGCGTTCCGCCCCTGGCGAGACCTGCCGATCGTCCACGGACACACCCACTCTGCGGTGCGCTCCGCTCCTGGGCTGGTCCACGTCGGCGTCGATGCGTGGAACTTCACCCCGGTCTCGTTCGAGGAGATCGCGGAGCTGGCGGCATGAGCAGCCACCGACTCTTCATCTGGGGCCTCGCGCTGTGCGCTGAGGCGGCGGGTTGCGCCGTCGCCTCGATCCTCACTGGCTGGTTTGTGTTCGAGGTGGGGGAGTGGACCCTGATCGGCGGTGCCGTCGGGATCAACCTCTCCAGTCTGTGGCTGCAGCACAGCCACGATCG